GTGATTGAACTTTTATTATTGACCAATTTGTCCATACGTTCTTTTCTTGTTCCACTTAAATCGTGAAAGTCGAAGTAGGAGAAGTTTTCCCATTTACGTATTTCATCTTGCCAAACGTTTAATTTGTTGGCGACACTTGCTGGTGCGATAATGAGTATGTTTTGAACTTCTAACTTATCAAACGCTAAATGCTCAATCAACGCTAACATAAGTGCTGTCTTACCAACGCCCATATCAAAGAAAACGCCGTATTGACGTTTATCCTTGATAATTTCTAATGCGTTTTGTTGGTCTTCATTTAAGGTTATTCTCATTTTCTATTACCTTGTGCTTCTCTCTGTAAATCTTTGTTGGTGTGGTTGTATAACGAATTGCTTGTGTGATGATACGAATAATGTTTGGTTTTGTTGTTTTAACCATCGTGGTTCTAAAATCCCACAAAATCTTATCGAACTCAAACTCAAATGAATGTATTGCTGTTTTGTCTTCGATATTGATTTTCATTTTCTCATATCGTTCATTGCTAATTCTTGGCATTATAACAACTGGTTTCATATTATATTTTCTAAAATACTTATTAAGGTTTAGTTGTATTCTCATCAAGGTGTTTTCAAAAATCTTGTTGCTGTTAGTTTTCTTACGATAGTTCTTCACTCTTTTTTGTGCGTGTTTTAGTGAACATAAAGCAATGTGATTTTCAAACTCAACATAGAAGTTTGCGAAATATGTTCTCTTGAAAAACTCTAATGTTCGTTGCGTCTTCTCGATGTGATAGTCGTTATATCTAATATCTGTCGATGTTATACGTGAGATATATCTTTCCAAGTCATAAAGTGTTGGGATTTGTTTTTCTTCAACTACTTCGCTTGGGTTCTTTTTAAGGATTTGAACTTTAATCATTTTTATTTTCCTCCACAAATTCAAATAAAGACACTTGATTATCTTTCTTTATAATCTTTGTAAGGTTGCCAATAAAGTAATTAACCCTATCAACGCCGTGATTGTATGTTTCTTGGTCTATCTCAATGCCAATCCATCTGCAACCTAACTTTTCGCAACCAATTGCTGTGGTGTGTGTTCCCATAAAGTTGTCTAACACAACGTCAGTAGGTTGCACTTGATATAAACTTAATAACTGTGTGACTAAATTAGAACTGAAACACGCTTTATTTAAGTCGTTTGCGCCATCGTTGTTTGGTGCTTCAATCATATTTAATTTACCAAATAACTTTTTGAAATACTTTTCATTGAAACTGTCCCAGTCGCTTCTCTTGATAAAAATCCAAACGTTTTCGAATATCCTTGAAAGACGTGTGCCATTGGTTAATAAACCAGCAAACGATTTCTTCCAAGCAATTTGGTCAATTAAAACAAAATCTGTATTCTTTTCGATTTCCACAAGGGCTTTGAAAGTGGTTATGGCTGGTGTTTTCTTTGAAGACATATAATTCATATTAAAGATAACCACGCCATTCTTTTCGAGTAGAAATTCGTATCGCTTGAAGATTTGAACTAACCATTCGATATATTGTTCTGGTGTTTTCGCATCTGAGAAAGAGTTTGCTTGTGTTGCTGAGTTGTAGTATTCGCTTTCGTGTCCATTCATATTGTATGGTGGCGATGTAAGTATGAAGTTTACTTTTCTGTCTTCGTGAATTAAATCGTCCATTACTGCAATGGTATCACCTAAAAATGATTGACCTTTTTTTCCAATATCCATATTGTTCTCCTAAAATGGTAAGTCATCGTCGTTGATTTCTTCTTCGACAATGCTTACTGTATCTTGTCTTTTATAAACAAATTGTTGACCAAATGCGCCTTGACTCTTTCGATAACCTTGACGAACAAAACCCAACTTATCAAATGCACTTTCGATTTGCTCTCTCATTAAATAGTCTGGTGTTTGTGCGATGTCGCGATTAAAGGCAATGCAGTAAATTTCTTTGAGTGAGAATTCAGTTCGTTTTTCTCTGAATATTTTCTTACCCATAAAATCGAACTCAGCACTTTGACTGTAATACTTCTTCATATCCATAATTGGCATATTAAAGTAATTCTTTGGAAACTCGTTGTTGATATACATTTCAACGATTGGCATACTATCATTTTCTGCTGTTGCCTTTTCGTTGTATTCGTCCCATATCTTCTTTGCTTCATCGCTGAAACTACCCATAGGATTGAAACCTTGGTCGAAATAATGTATCGCTTCAGCAAGGCATTGGTTTCGAATATCTTCACTCCAAAATTGTGGGTTATATAATCTTGATGTATTTTTAGAAACTCTTGTATAGAAAGGTAAGAAACGTCTATTGCCTGTTCTATCTCGCAGTGGTCTAACGTCGTTTGTGGTAGCAATAAATACGCATTGACGTCTGTATTCACTTACACGACGACCATAACTTCTTCTATACTTATCGCTTGTCTTTGATAAGAAAGATTTGATTGTAGATGTGTCGCTTTTCTTGTAATACTTTTCGAACTCTGGCAACTCATAAATCATAATGCCGTTAAGTTGTTCATAAGCGTCTTTCTTGTCAAATGGTAATTCGTCATCGCCGTAATAGTTTGGTTGACTATCAATAGTTGTCATATCGCCTTTCCAATATGGAGTAGCAACTGACTTACCAAACTGTGATTTACCAATACCTTGTGCGCCAGATAAAACTAACATCATATCGTATTTAGAACCTGGTCGCATAATGCGTTGAATGATACCAACCCACCAAGATTTACTTGCTTCTTTGTAATATGCGTTTGGTGTAATGTCAAATAAATCACAAATGATTGTTTCGATACGTGGTTTGCCGTCCCAATCTGGTAGATTAGCGAAGAACGACTTGATTGGGTGGCGACGAACTTTGCTGGATTGGTGAACAACTGAGTCGTAGATTAAATCTTTACCAGCAATTTGGTAAACTGAGTTTAGATATACACGTATCTCGCTGTCATCTTCATCGGTCACGAAATCACCTTTGGATTTTTCTTTGTTCCAAGGTGGCGTTCTATCAAAACATATTGCGTCTTTCAAACTATCGTAGTAAAAAAGGTCTTTGAAATAGTCGTCATTTTCGAAAATAAGTTTAATGTTTCTTGCGTTTGATTTTGGGTGTCTATCTTTTTCGCCCCCTGTGTAGTCAAGCGTTAACTTCCAATCCCCTTCTTCAACACTATTCTTTTCTGTTTCGACAACGTTAGTAGCGAATTCCTTTTCGTTCTTATTTAGTTGCTGTATCTCTGGCATATGTCGCATTACTGCTGGGAGATTACCACGAATGTATTCGACCATTGATGTATAAGATGTGTTCTTATCATACGTGTCATATTCTTCTTGGTCAGTTTTCTTTTCGTCTTGCTTACCAAACTTGTGAATGCGAACAATGTCAAATGCGTTTAACAAGCGACCTTGCGCAGGGTCTGTGCCGTGATGTGAGTAAGCATATTGGTCATTAAGAATAACAAGACCACCTTTGCTTTCACCTTGCTTATAAGAATATCTATCGTTGCCACTCTTTTCGTATTGTTCTTTTAGGAACTCTTCGATTGCTTGGCGAATTGTATATTCTGTATTAAAGGCATTAACGATACGATATTTGGTCTTGCGACTATCTTTGACTTTGCCATCTTCAATTCTGTCAACCTTTAACCCTTCGATGTAGATTGGTTTTTGAAACTCAGCGATGTTGAGATAGTCCATATATCTGTCAAGCATATCGTCTGGATTGAGGTCGTTCCAATCGTCCATACCAAACTGTTCGCACACATAATCACCATCAGCGCTCACGCTGGGAAAATACATAATACGATTGATTTGGAAAGTGGTTGCGTCGAAGAACTCCATACCAATGATACCTGCAATGGCACGAGCGATAGGTTCATACTTTTCTACTGTAATTTCTTGTGCTAATGGGACAATGACTCTGAATCTTGGTTCTTCTTTGGTATGACTGTGTGTTGAGTAAACGAAGAATCGAAAGTTTAGTTCCTTTGTTTTTTCTTGTTTATCTCTAATAATATCTAAAACGTTCGGTGGGCAATAGTCCATATCAAGTGTTATCATATTACGGCTGCGAATACTTAAAGCGTCGCGTGTATTTCCTTCGCTTGTTCCAGCGATAAAACCACCTTTATCTTTTGCTTTTAATTTGAAATCTCTGTCGCCCTTCTTGTATTCTTCCATTGTTTCTTTGGTGCGAATGACATTTTCTTTGAAGGCACGAAACATCGTTTCTAATGTAAGGTCTTGATAAACCCCAGTTTTAGCGTATCTATTTTGAAAACTTAATAACTTATGCGTCATAGTAAATCACCTGGCAATAGTGGTTCAAACTCATCTTGCTCAAAACATTTAATGATTAAATCTTTGTCTTTGAAAAAACCAGATTCAACTAATGTTGTAGCAATCTTAACTACGCTTGAATGCCGTAAACTCTTTTTATATTCGAGTGTGAGTTCTTTGGATTTACGATTTTCAACGTATCTTGGTATGAAATAATTTCTATCAATGCCAACTTTAACGATGTGCGTTAAACGAATGCCATTCAACGTTAAAGCGTCAATAAACTTCTTTGGTGTGAATTCTACCATACTCATACAATTACCCCTTTCTTTATTCTTTCGTTGCATTTGTGCTTGAATTGACAAAACTTACAAGCGTCGATTGAAGGACGATAAACTAAATTACCTGTCTTGATTTCTTCCATCGGCTGTATTTTTGATATATACCATTCCATAACTTGATTCATCGTATATGAAACGGCATTCGTATTGTTGATTAAACTTTGAAAAATAGACACGACTACGTTCTTTGGTATGCTTTTCTTTTGTCGCCATCTGTCTTGAATAACGCCGTAAGCATACATAAGCATTTGGTTGTTATCTTCGGTCTTGACTGGTGTTCTTCCTGTCTTTAAGTCGATAATCATCAAGTCGCCGTTTTCCAAAATCATTGCGCAGTCGACTGTCCCATTCATTTGTTCGCCGTGAAAGTTTAGTTTGATTTTGTATTCTAACATAATTTCACTTGGCGAATATGCTTGAACAATCTTTTTAATGTAGGCGATATAGTTATTTACTGTAATCTCAAAATCTTTCGACCATTGAACTTTGATTGCTTTATTTTCTTTTCCTTCATACCAATTGTTTAGGTTAGTTAATACGGCAAGTTCTTGTTCGTGGTTGTGTAGATTTATCATTTGGTCTAATTTTAAGTATGCTACTTCGTGTTGTAATGTGCCTTTGAGTGTAGTTTCAGTTTCGCCAGAACCTAAATTATGCTGTATAGATGCTGTGCAAGTAAGAAATCTTCCACTTGAAGAAGGACTTATTTTGTATTGCGCCATATAACCTTACTTTCTATTGGTGGTCTTGCTGAAAGAAGTGAAAGGGGGTGTTCGTATCTCATACGGCAAGACCAAGCATATGAGGATTTTCGTCAATCTAAACTACGATAAGAATTTTTGCAATTCTTTTAATAACGCAAAATCACATTGCGATAAGAGTTCTTTGCCTTTGGAAGTTAAGAATTCTTTTGCTTTGGTTTGTGCGCTTTTTTCACGAATAACTTTGCGAACTTCTAATAATAAATCTGCGTATTCTTGACTGTCATTGCCAAACGAGGAAACGATTTTTTCAATGACGCTTGGTTTTGCTGGTTGAGGTGTAGGAACTTTTGTTTCACTAATCACATCGCCTTTTATAAGTTGTTCAAATGCTGCGTTGTGGGTTTGTGGTTCTACTTCTGTTTTAATGAACTTGGATTTAGGTTTGATATTGATAATGTTATCTTCTTTGTCTTCTTCAAATTGACCTTCTTGTTGTTCGAAGATGTCCAAACCAATGCCACTTAATCTTGCAATCAAGCGCACCATACCACGTTGCTTTGCTGTATTTAAGTCAAGCGCATCTGGTAGTTTTATAATTTTGGCACTTTGATTGTCGAAGATGGGGTAGTATTCGTGTTCTTCTTGACCTTGCCAAGTTCCCTTCAAGTGAATGAAGAGAGCAGTGGACGTGGTTTGCTGTAAAACGAGTTCGCCATTTTCATTTGGTAATAAATCTTTACCTTGTAGTTCGACTTTCATCGACCAATTGACGACTTCGACTTTACCACCTTGACTTCTAAAAATGCGTTCGATGACTGCCCAAGGGTAGTAGCGAATGACTTTAACTTGTCCTGTCTTCTTGAATTCTTTTTCAATCTTCTTTACGTAGTTTTCAAGTTGAGCGCAGTCGCCTTCGTTGTTATAGTTTTGTAAGAATAATTTGTTTGCTTCCATTTTATTTATTTCCTTTATTTAATTTTGGTCTTCCAACTTTACGCTTACGAATACCTTTGATAAGGCGAATTCTAAACGCAATGCTGTCTTGTAGTTCTTCTAATTGTTCCACTAATGATTTACCAGTGACCGAACTTATAGCAGTCATCACTTCAAGTAAATCTGTGCGAATTTGAATTTGAACTTGTTTGAGTTCTTTTGCGTGTTGTGATACTAATCGTTCGATTGCAATTTGATTTTTGCTTTTCATAGTTCACCTATTAAAATGGCAATTTATCATCATCTACGGCAATCTTATCAAGGTTGAAACCCTTCCAAGCGTTATCGTTCTTTTGAAACGTGTTGGTTTCTCTTAAACCTGTTGAGATTGCTCTGTGAAAGATTGCGTAAACATATTTATTATTTTTCTTTTCGTCGAACCCAACTCCAATTTCTAATTCGATAGCGTAGTTGTGTTTCCAACTTTCTTCTTTCGAGATTGGTTTGGTTTGTTCCAAGTCCAAGAATAAGAAACGCTTTTCGCCGTCTTTGCTTCGATTGGTTAGGTTGATTTTGAATTGCTTGTCCCAATTACCTTCTTTATCAAGGTTGCGAGTGATTAAGCGATATTCTTCCCCAAGCGAAATTAAATCTTGCGTGTTAATTTGTGTGCCAGTTGGTAAGATGTCTTTGCCAACAGCTGTAAGTGCCTTGGACACTTCGGTGAGAAAAGGAACTAAATCTGTTTTGTAATCTGCGCCTTTGATAATACCTGAAGCGAAGAACTTTTCTTCTTTATACTTTTTGAAAAGATAGTCGGTGAATGGAAGTGTGACTGGCGTAAGAATTACTGTAATTGTGTTTCGATTTGGATTTGGTAAAATGTTGTATTTCATAATGCTCCTGTGTTTAGAACTTTTGTGTAGCGTGTTCTATCTTGTTCGTTAAAGAACTTTTTCGCTTCGTAGTATTTACGATAAGATGACAATGAGTTGCCGTCTTTGTATTCGTCAGGCATAGCGCAGGGTGGTGGAGTGAAACCATTATCGAGTAAGTTGATAGGTGGTGTCGCAAGTAGTTTTCTTAACTTTAATTCCGTGCCGTGAACCTTGCCATAACGATTTGTATATTCTTCGCACAACGCAATGAAGTGTTCGTATAACCATTCATAATGCGCTTTGCTTTGTCTAACCCAAACGGCTGAAGGGTGTTTTGCGTGAGTAGGTTTGTATAAGAGTGGTGCGTTTTTACTTTCTAATAAATGATGTGCTGTCGATAGAAGTTGGGCGCTTTCAAGAATCATTTTTACAACGTGTTTGTCGCTCATTGCTTTTGCGCTTGTGTATGGACTTGTGTGTATGTAAAATATGTTCATTGTGTTTTCCCTTTCTAAAAATCGTCTTCTACTATAATTACTTTCTTTTTGCCAGTTTCGTAACCAATGACCCCCTTTCCTGTTAACGCACCCATTTCTTCGGGTGAAATCATCTTTTCTAAATCGCCAATGCCGATAGGTTTGACAATAGTTTTATACACTTTGTCTTCGCCAAAAACTTTTGTAAGATAGTTAAGACCTTGTTCTGTAATCATACGTTTGCGCTGACCATCGACGACTTGAATGTTGTCAATTTTTTCTCCTTCGAGCGCACGAGTTTCAATTGAGAGAACAACATTTTGTAAATACTCAATTGTTTCACGAGCGTTCTTTAATACTTCGCTTACCTTTTCTACGTCTAAATCGATTGTTTTACATAATAGCATTTGTGTGTGCCACCTTTCTTTATTTTCATTATAACATATACTATAATCAATTGTCAATAGTTTTTGTTTTAGTTCTTTTCGTCTTTTTCATACCATAACTTCGCTTCGTGCATTTGCTGTAATATGTCGTGCTTTTGTTTTCCCAACATATTTATCATACTTTCCACAAAGTTGAGCATATCTTTTTGTGATTTGAAATACTTTTCTTTTGATACGAACATATAACTTTTTTCTGGTTTTTCGTAGTTCATTTGAAGTCCTCCTTTCTAACAATACACGCTGTTCCATATATCTCTAAACCAAATAGCGTGTTCATTGTTTTGTTGTAAGATAGTCGCATATTTATGCCGTCTTCATTCACAATAATTAAATGATTTTTAATGTAATCACTTGGCACGAGTTCGATATAACCACCAACCCAACTTTGTAATTGTTCCAAAATTGTTTTTCCTTTTTCAAAACCAACTTGACCCACTGTGCCTTGGGGTGTGACAACAATCATCGAGTTCTTCATTGCTTTTTTGTCGGCGAGTAGTTGCACGATGTCTTTCATTTGTAATTGTTTAATGTTTGAGTCAAACTCTTGCTGTAATTTTGCGCTCATTGTTCTTGTCCTTGTTTCACTTGCACGTATTCTTCTTCAATTTTTTCTTGTCTTTTAACTTTGGGTTTTTTGGTTTGTCTAATGCTGTTTACCAATACACCATTTAATTCATTTGTATCTACACCTACAAAGTTAGCGAACTCTTCTTCGGCGAATGCTTTTGCTTCTTTTCTGTCTTTTGCGAAGATGTTAATCGTGATTTCGAACGTGCCTTTGATTTCAAATATCTTTTCTCTTTTCATATTATTCCCCTTTTGCGTCTTTGGACGCTTGATATTGAGCATCTTGACTGTCATTTAGTTTTGTTTGTGCGTATTCTTTTTCCATATCTTCAACTTCGCCTTCGCCAAATCCCAGATAAATTAAAAGTTCAGCACTAAAACCAGCGTCAAATAAACTTTTCATCACTTCGTTTGGCGACCAACTTTCGATTGCCATATCTAACAAATAGTTTGCTAACTCTTCCCAATTGACGACTAACTTCTTTTTTTCTTGTGGCATAAATGCCCCTTTCTTTGCGTGTTTTTCACGCATATGTTTTTTGTCTAACACTATCATAACATAAACTATAATTTTTTGTCAATAGTTTTTGCTACATTTTTTTCTTCCCCTTTCCGTGTTCCAATCTTTCGCAAAATATCTAAATACATAAACGTTGATTCGCTCATTGTCTTTTCGACCTGGTGAAGTTTGACAGCGAGTTGTTGGATTTCTTTGTCTTCGTGTCCATTGAGATAAGCAACCTCAGCGAAGTTTTTGTAAGCGTCGATAAACAGCGCACTCGCTTTTTGAAACTTAAAGAAGTTAATTAAGATTTTGTTTGGCATTTGTTTTGCCCTTTCTTTGCTATATAAGTAGACCGTGTGTGTTCGCCTAAAAACGTGCGCCTATTTGCGTAATGCGTATCTATCCACGTGCGCTTGGTGTAATATGCGTGTGATAAGTTCGATATTGTTGTTGTCATATATCACAACACTTTCTTCGCCTATCATTTTATAAATACAATCTTGTTCGTTATACACGGATAACACTTGCTTGTGTTGGTCTTGGACAATCTTATACATAACGCCGTCAACTCGAATCGCACGTTCAAATGATTTGGTGAAAAAGATTTTTGCGTTGCCCATATTATTTCATTGACCCTTTCATAACACTTGTGATTGTTTTGACAGCGTCGACAACGTATTGGCGCATTTTTGCGTCTTTGAGAATAGCGTCGAAAGCGTTTTTACTTGCGTGTATTTGATGTAGTGCTTTGAAATAGTTGAATCTTTCTTCGTTATGAGTGGGTTGCTTTTTTAACCAATTTTCAGCGAGTTGGGTTGCGTGGTCGTATCTAATTTGATATGCCATATCACGTCGACTCATATCCATATGACGTGCGAGTTTTTCGTCGATAACACACTTGTGTTTGAGTATTTTTTGGTCTTCGTATTTTAGGTATCCAATGAACGCAGTTTGATTAACGTATTGTTGGAACAATTTGTTATCTCGTGTGAGTGATTGAATATCGCCGTCGGTAATAACAACGAATAGCGCTTTTTCTTTGGCGTATTTACGCATAACGTTGGCGAGATATGAAGCGTTAGTTGACATTGCCATATTGTATCGTGTGCCTACGACAGTCGAAGGAATACAAAAATCTTGCTTGTGTTTTTTGGCAAGTAAGTCGCCATAAATCCACCAGTCACAATCATCGAACGACTTTGCTAACGCATACGCAATCATAGAAAACACAGGCGAGAAAAAGTTGCCACCACCATACGTGGAAGAAGAAACGTCTTCGAAGATAACAACTTTGCGTAGGAACGAAGCGTCTTTACCTTTGCTGTAAAATACTTTCGGTTCGCTCTTGTTGGACATTGTTTCGACTAATCGTGATACGTTGATTTTGGGCGATATATCGGATTTGAACGACTTGCGTTGCGCTTGTGTGATACCACCACGAATAGTCGTGCGTTGTTGCGTGATGAGTGGTATTTCTACGATAAACATATTCTTGAAGATTGGGTCGTCGTGAACAGACACACGTCGTTTTTCATTTAACGTGCTACTTAAATAATCTTGTTCGGCAACGACAGTTTCGATGAGTTCTTGCGCTTGTGCAATTTGCTTTTCTAATTGCTTGTTGAGTTCGTCTTCACGCTTTTCGGATTTTGCTTTTGCTTTGTCGTCTTGCTTGTTGTTGACTTTCTTGTCGTCGCCTTTGTTGTCGTTATCGTTGTTGTCGTCGTCTTTGTCGTCGTCTTTGTCGTCGTTGTTGTTGACGGGTTCGTCGCCACCTTGGGTTTTATTTTCGCTTTTACCTTTGCCACGTTTTTTAGGTTTAGGTGGGTTGACAGGTGGTTGCGTTGTTGGTGGGAACATTAGTTTGTGTATTTCATAAAGCGTGTTGCTCAAATCAATCTCGATATTTTTGTCAGCAATTTCGAATCGACCAGTCGTTTTACTTTTGACAATCTTCGCTTGATTGTAAACAGCGATATAATGCTCACACAAATGAGCGATTGTTGCGTCAGGTGTTTTACTTGCGTATTTGCCTAAACGCCACGACATAATCTTGCCGTCATCTTGGATAATGGTTTTGAGTGGGTCAACAATATCGACGAGAAACGTATATTCACGCATTAAAATACGCTCAATACGTTCGTCTTCTATGACGTTCCATAACATATGAACTTGCTTTTCGTGTATTGTATGCGACGCAACACGTTGTTGTTTGATTTCTTCTTTGTCGGTGAGCGTAGGGTCAAGACCATATTTGTCGTCATACATTTTACGTAAAACTCTTTCACGTATCGTATCACGCACGTCGTTATGGGTGTATAAAATGTGAGCGAGTTCGTGATAGGCAACGGCATACACGTTAATACCTTTTGTGAGTTGCTGGACAATGCTATTCATAGCGATAGAAATGCGTTGCGTTTCGAAGTTCATATACGACGTGTCTTCGTATGAGTTGACTTGAACAGAAAACTTTTGCGCTTGTTCGCCATAATAACGTAGCAAGTATTTGCCAAAAATGTCTTGAAATAAAACTTCGACTAACTTGGGATTTTTGAGAAGTGTTTCGTTGATTTTTTGAGTAAGTGCTGTTGGCATATTACTTGCCCTCCATCATTGTGGTGTATTCGCTTATGAGATTGTCAAACTCAGGTGATAGATTGATGACGGTTTGATAGTCAATGTTGGCGAATTCTAATTGCGCAACGATATAATCACGAAACGCTTGTGGCGATAAACCCAACATATTTTTGAGTTGTCGCACGTCATTATAGAACGGATGAACTTGACCCAAATCTTTGAACATATCGTATATGCGTTTGAGTATGTTGATAAACGTTGCTGGAACACTTGTGCGCTTTTCGAGTTCTTCGTTTGACAAGTCCTTGAAGAAAACTGGGAAAGCACGTGATTTGATTGCGTCGGGCATTGTCGATGTGCCAACATCTCGGTGGTTCATCGTTGCGATAAAGAAGCAGTTTGGGTTCTTGGCGTAAGTTTTTTCTTCGAAGTCAAACGAACCTTCAGTGTCATCGAGTATGGGTTGTTGCGCTTTTAACACGCTCATCGGCTGCGTATTGATTTCGTCAATGATAATGATATAACGGCGTTTTGCGTCATCGGTGAGCATTTGAAAGAAGCGATTGAATAAGAACTTCCAAGCGCCATTGTCATCGGTTTTGGTGGTCTTGAATAGCGACATAACGGTCAAATCTTCGTGTGAGTTTATAACAATGAAATCGTCAATTTGACCACTATCTTTGAGCGATTGGGCAAGTTTACGAGCGTATGTTGTTTTGCCAGTCGACGGATTACCAAACCACAATTCGAACTTACGTAGATTACGATTTAGTTCGTTAGCAAATGGGTAGTGAGCGAAGCGATTAGGCATAACAACTTTGGGTTTGGGTGCTTCGACTGTGGGTTGTGGTGCTTCGACTGGGGTTGCTTCGATTGGCGCTGGTTGTGGGTTAGACGACCACGAAGAAGACAAATTGGGAACTTTGCGCTTACGAACACGCTTGACGGGTGTAGAAACGACGGGTGTTTGAGTAGGCGCTGTCGGCGTGGACGCATTGTCCAAAGATTTAAGAATATCGGCGAGTGTAAGGTTAGGCATACGGCTGTGAACCTTCTTTCTTTGTGCGTGGTTTTTCCACGTAGGTATAAAGATAACAATGATAGGCAACACATAACGAGTGTCATACGCCACGTGTCGAGCGTGGTAAATCGACTAATACCCCTTTCAAGAGTAGCACCATAGTAGCATACTTACTTCGTAAGTCGTGTGCGCACACGTGCGTCACGCATACGTGCGTTATAATTCAAAAATAAAAGTATGACCAAAATCTTGACGGCATTCTTTACATAAAACTCTTGGGTCAATGCTATCGCTTTTTTGACCACAATACGGACAATCACATTTTTTAATTGTCGGTTTTATATTTTTCTTATCCATTTTACTTACCCCCTTTCTTTTTAGGTTTTTCAACCGTCGCACCTTTGTCAAAGTATTCGGTTAAAACGACGCTGTTAGGACGGTTATCGACTTGTGTTCCCATAAAATCTAACTTATATTCTTCACGCATTTCAAGATTACAATCATCGCACACAGCGTTGTAATAAACCAAATCGTTATCTTGCGTCCAACCTTCATATCGAACTCTATTTGCGCAGTATGGACAATGACCTTGCTTGTGCTGTAAAGTTTGTTTTGGCATTTTATTTGCCTCCTTTTAGTTATATAAACTTCCAGCGCTCATAACGTCGTGGTCTATTGCGAACGCTACAAGTTGGACGATGTCGAAACCGGCAAGACGAGGCAACACTCTATCATAGTAATCTTTATCATATTTACCCATCTTGTCTTTAATTCGCTGTAATACATATTCCCTTGAAATCATTTGTTTTACCCCTTTATTTTGATAATTTGTAATTCTTGACAATGGCAATAGTAGATATTCATAGGTATTCCCCACGGTTCGCCTAATTCTTGGTAATCTTGCGCTGTATATTTGTGGGTAAATAACCTATTCGTCTTTGGGTCGATACCAACGATAAGATACATAATAGCGCTTTCGATTGCTTTTTGTGGGTGAAGCATATTCAAATCACGTGCTTCGGCTGTTGAGTTGCGCCAACTTGGTAGTGTGAATTCGTTAGGCATTAACAACACCTCCTTTCTTTTCCGCTTCGATTTTAACAACCCATTTTGGATTGGGATTTAACATTTTCACAGGATATATCACTAATTCGCCAAAGTTTTCGTCAGCAACAATCGCTTTGAACAACTTAAATAAAACAACCGTCTTCACTTCTGCTGGTGCTTCGGCTGCGAAATCAAACTTAACGATATCGACAAGCAAACTTAATAACCCAAACTCATCGACTTCAACGTAATCGTCAATGAATTCTGCGTTGTCTTCAAGTCGAGTTGCTGTCACGCCTTTATCTCCAATAGCGTAAGTTCTAAAACGATATGTATTTTGTGGGTTTTGGTTTGGCATATTTGCCCCTTTCATTTGACGGCGACTACCACAACTTTCTATTTCAATACCACATCTTTTTTGTTCGGCCGTTGCCGTGGCACACTCTAAAAAGTTGTGCTGTGTAGTAGATGTAGATAGGGAAATATAATAATTGTGAGAGTTTATTAAGATTTACGGAAAAAAGGTGTTGTATTTGTATTACATATATAGTCCCCCTATATTATAGTGATTTGCCTATCTATCGCTACTATCTACAACAACTTTTTAATGATTTGCTGTAAATAATAGCGTGATAGCACAACTTTTTTAGCGACTACAACAACTTTTTAGCGATTTGCCCAAACGGCTTTCGTATAACCTTCTACAGCAACGATGTCAGCGATAGCAAGATTTACCACAACTTTTTTATAGTCGCGTAATTCAACGTGAGTTTTAGTAGCGCCAACTAACCAAACATACAGTTTTACGTTTTCTTTGGTGGTAATGCGATAGAACTTCGAAACTTCCATAGTTTTCATATCAATTGCTGTGAAGAAACCTTTTTTGATTGGTTTTTCTTTAACTTTTGGCGCTTTTTCTTGCGATTTTGTCGAAACTTTTGGTGCTTGTGGTTTGACGGTTTGCGTTGGTGTCGAAGTTGTTTGAGCGAACGAGTTGAATAATTGCGATGCTAACGAGTTTTTCACGATAGTTTCCTTTTGTGGTTTTTCCACAGAGATAACAATTTTACCACTTTCAACTTTACTCACAAAATCAATGAAATCGCCCATACTAATCGAGTATTTACGACCCTTACTTGTTTTTTGCGTGTAAAGATTGGTATAATTTGAACGATAGGAATGAACTAATGCGTTGAAATCGAACTTTTTGAGCAAGGCACTAACTCTTGGCACGATTACAGCATACTTTTCGATAAAGGCAACGTCATAACTACGCAACCATAAGCATTGGATAGGCAACAAATAAACACGAGATAATGCGTCTAAATCGACATTTTTAGGCACAGCAACACCATCACGCTTCGCAAGTTCTAATAGTGCTTGACGCACTAATCCTTGCTTTTCTAACGCCACACGCCCTAACTTGCTATTCACGATAAAACCCCTTTCTAACGTGCTTTTCGCTACGTTCTACGCTATACTTACGCACGTCGCCGTGTCGTGTATCACGTATGTTTTGCTTGTGAAAGCGAGATTAGAATAGCAAATGACTTCGTCATCACACGCACACGTGAGGCAAAATGGGGGGGTAATCGAACCAAGGTCGCGCACCCGTCGCGCGTGGTAAAAAAACCCTCCAATTGTGTTAACAATAATTTTGGACTTATGTTATACTATACTTATGAAAATATATAATAACGAGCAAGAACGATTGATTGAAACCAAAATCAAACCTAATCTCAAAGCAGTGTATAATATGAGAATCAAAGGATTGAAGGATAGACACATCGCCAGTTTCTTAGGAATTAGTTTGGCGCAATTTTTACAATGCTTAGAAGCCGACCAAGTTTTAAAAGAAGCATATCAAGATGCCACGATGATATTGTGTAGTGAGTTGAGAGATGTTGTCATTGGTCGAGCATTAGGCACAGATAATAAAGTAGATAAAGATGGTGAACTTGTCGGACCTGATGCCAACCTTGCTTTAAGAGTATTAGAAAGATTAGACCCACAATTTAGTAAACAAGAGAATGAAGTAAAGGTGACTGTGAGCGTTGAAGACATTATCCACGAACTTAATGAGAAGCGACGAATGGAATTAGAAAAGAAAGAAGACATCATCGAAAAGAATAAACAAAAAGGTTTAGAGATGTTGTAGGGGGGGTGCTTTTTATACAGATATGAGCGAAAACAAAAATCCCTTTCTAAAATTAGAAAACTATGAAGATATTTTGGGCAACCCAAGGAAGTTCATCGAAAACTTTTGCTATATCACAACCAAGGACGGCAAGTTTGAACTCTTTAAAATAAACGAACCACAAGATAAGTTGATGAAGTTGATTGAGAAACAGTTGGCAGCCAAGAAGCCGATACGCATTCGAGTATTGAAAGCACGGCAAATGGGGTTCTCAACTTTAATTAGTGCGATTGGATTTTGGTGGGCAGCGATGAACGAGAACTCTGCTTATGCTGTTGTCGCCCATAAAGATAGTTCAGCCAGTAGCATCTTTGAAAAAAATAAAATCTTCTACGACAACTTACCTAAAGCAATGAAGCCGCGCATCAACCGTTTTAACAGCGAAAAAATATCTTTCAACATTGACGGCGAACAACAGGTCGGCGAAGTTAAAGGATTGAGAAGTAAGATATTCTTTGGCACAGCTGGTGGTGGTGAACTCTTTCGTGGTGAAACGATTTTGTTCTTACATAAATCTGAAATTGCATTCTGGGAAGATAAAAACGGAGTTCTTAAAAAATCCTTAAACGCCACTGTCCCATATCAGCCCTTTACAGCAATTATTGAGGAAACAACAGCGAATGGATATAACGAATTCAAAGATGATTGGGATAGAAGTGTGCGTGGACAAGATGACTATATCCCATTGTTCGTTGGTTGGAATGAATTGACAGAATACAGAATGAAGCCCTCCCAGGGTTTTAAGTTGACAGAAAAGGAACTTGAATTACAGAAAAAGTATGGACTTACGACTGAACAATTGTGTTGGCGTAGGTTCAAGATTGATAACGACTATGGGGGTAATGAGTTGTGGTTTCAACAAGAAAACCCACTAACCCCAGAAGAAGCGTTTATTTCAAGTGGTCAAGGTGTCTTTGATGGCGAAACGATTAAAAAAGGATATGAAAATTGCACTCCACCAATTGCTGAGATGGAAATTAGTTCACAGTTAATTAGAGAAAAACTAAAGATATGGGAAGAACCAGAATCTCAAGAACTGATTGAATACCAGCAACTTACGCGATGGAATATGAAAGAACAAAAGTATGAATATTATGATGGTGATTTGGAAGTTGGTCGAACTACTGTTTTCGCTAACTATACAATTGGCATTGATACAGCTGGTATGGGTGCTGACTATAATCAGCTCGTGGTTTGGCACAATACGAAAAAGAAAATGGTAGCAAGACTTGGCATTAAAAATATAAGTGAAGAAAAACTTGCTTCGATTGTTGTTGAAGTAGCAAGATATTATAATGACGCGATGGTTATCCCAGAAGTAAACTACTCACACGCGATATGCGACTATATGATGGCGCTTGGATATGACAAAATCTTCCTTACAGAAAGTATGTCGAGGATTGACAAACAAAAAGGTAGTTTAGAATATGGGTTCAAGACAACTCGTCTAACGAAACCACCCATCATCTCTACCCTACGTGCGCTACTCAACGAAGTGCCAGACGCGATACCAGATAAAGACTTTTGGTATGAAACCGAGTATTATGTTTTACAGAATGTTGCCACCAATACAATGAACGCAGTGAGTGGACACCACGATGACATCATTATGGCGAACGCGATTGCTTACTATGGTTGCAACTCATTTCAAGCAAAACAAAATTACACACAAAGAAAAGTTAAATATGAAAACGAAGAAAATAATGCTATAATGGATATTGTTAGAAAAGCCGAAAGAAAAAATGGAAAGAAATTAAAGAAAGGTATCTATAATAACAATGCTTAAAATTATGACCACGAAAGAATATCTTGAACTTACAAAAGCCGCTTTGAAGTTGGAAGAGATTTCACATCAATTAAAAGAAATTGAAAAACAAAATCTACAACTAAAAGAAGAACTTGAAAAAGAAAAAGAAAAAAATATTAAAGAAGCAAAGAAAAAATCTAATATGAGAATCCAAGCCACTAAAAAATGGCTCAATGGATACCCTGAAGAATAGGAGATAATATGGCAGCAAACTATAACGATAAGGATATTGTTTACCAAGTTTACCAAGAATTCGAACACGCCACTTCTTTTATTGATAGCATCAATTTACGACGTGATATAAAACGTTGCGTTAATTTTGAAGCAGGTAATCAATGGAATATGGACGAAGATGTAAAAGATTTTCCAAAAATTACACTCAACATCGTCAAACAAATTGGTAAAGTTCGTAAAAGCAATGTCCTTCAAAACGAATATAGTTATCTTGTTCAAACTGGTGATTTAAAAAGCGTTCGTAAAATCCAAGATTTCTTAAAATATCTTTCAGCAAAATTAAAATTAAAACCAAAAGACTTGAAAGTCGTTAATGATACATTTACCAAAGGCACTGGCATTATGTATTTTTATTGGGACGCAGAAAGAAACTCAATTTTAAGTAAAAGTGGTGGTTGCTTACGTGCAGAAGCGATTGATATTCGTCGTTTTCGCGTAGCAGACCCATATATTCAAGACTTACAAGACCAAGAATACGTGATTTTTACTTCACGCGAACGTCTTGATAGTATCAAAGCAAAGTATGGTGTTGATGTTCCACCCACAGCAGAAGATTATACGCAAGAAACTGAAAAACACGTGACAAGCGAAAATCCAGAACAAGATTTCACCAATGTTTTTACTAAATTTTATCGAAACGAAGAAGGACAAGTATTTTTTACTATCACAACTGAAACTCATTTGTTAAAAAAACCTACTCCACTCAACCCTTTTTATAAAGGTAGTAGCAAAGAACAACCAAACACAATGTCGACGATAGATGAAATTAAAAATAAACAACTTTCTCAAGAAGTTTTTGACAAATATCCATTTGCTTCACTTGTGTTTGATGAAAGAGATAATTCTTTCTATGGAATTCCAGGCGCACTCGAAGTTATTGAAGCACAAAAATCAATCAACCAACATTTTAGTGTTTATGATAAAGGTATTCAAGACAACGTTCTTGGTGGATTTATTCACAAGCGTGGTGTGTTGGGTGAACAAGAAATTACGACAGAAAATGGACAAATTTTACAACTCGATTTATTGCCAGGTGAAAATTGGCAAAACGTTTTTGGTAGAATTCCAGTTAATAACATTCCAACTGACGCATTAAATTATTCAAGCAACTTATTAGGTGTTGTTCGTCAAGTTGCTGGTGCGAGTAATGTTCAAATTGGTTCTTCTGATTATGCTGGTCAAAGTGCAAAGCAAACACAAATGCTTTTACAACGTGCAAGAGAAAACTCCAATGATATGGCGCTTTTATTCAATGAATATAAAAAAGACCAAGCATATATTATGTTTTTATTTTCTAAATTTTTCTATGATAATGAAGACTTCGCAGTTGTTGAACACGGTTATATGAAAGACAATATGAGAAATTACGAAGGACAAGAAAAATTTGATGGAACAAAATACGCAGGTATGGACGTGATGTTAGATATTCGTGTCGGACCTGCACCATCATTTAGCGAATTCTCCTCAATGGAACTTTTAGGTATGATGGTTCAATCTGGTCAAGCACCACTTGAAGTTTATCTTACCAACTTACCAGATGGATATGTTAACAACAAACAAGAGTTGTTAGATTTGATGAAGAATAATTCTCAACAACAAATTCAACAATTAGGTCAACAATTACAACAAGCACAACAAGTAATGGAACAAATGAGTAAGGCATATAATCAAGCAAGAAAAGATTTAAGTAATGTTGATACCATTATCCAAGAAAACACAAGATTAAAAGGAATGATGGCAGATGTTGCTGCAAAAGCAATCGAAGTATCGAAGACAGCATCACAAGAAAATATGCAAATGACCAAGGAATTACAACAATTATTGGCAATGGCAAAAAAGAATTAGTTGACAGATTAAAATCTGTGCTATAATAAAGTTACGTTGCTACTAAACGTTAAAGTAGTGTCGCTCCTGAGCGTAAGAAAGGAAACCGTATGGCAAACGAAAAAGACACCCAAGTGGTTGTCCAAAAAACTGCCGATGTTAAACCAGAGGTCAAACAAGAACCGAAGGTAGAAGCGAAAGTAGCCGAGAAAGTAGTAGAAAAAGTTGACGACGATGAGGACTTCATCAATTCACTTCTTGAAGATGTCGACACTGAAAAAGAAGCAGATGAAAATGAAGAAGAGCAACGTCGAAAAAACAAAGATGCTGAAGAAGCGCGTAAGCGTAGAGCAGCAGAAGCCAAGGCGAAAGCAGATGAAGATGCGAAGAAAGCCGAATTACAGGCAAAAGTAGCACCTACTCCAGAAGCAAAGCCCCAAGAACAAGCGAAACCCGAACCACAACCTCAACCTGATGTTAATAAGTTAGGGCAACAACTTGTCGACTTCAAATCCAAGTATCCTGACATTGATTTAGCACAACTTGATAACGATAAAGCATTTAAAAAGTTTATCGACGGCAAATTATTAGGGAAAAAGGACTTCACAAACCTATACGAAGAATACGTGGAATTAAAAGCCGAAATCACTGGTGTTGAGCAAAAAGTCGTCAAGACTAATTACCAAAAAGCACAATCCAGCAGTGGTTCAAGCATTAGTCCTGTTGCCAATCGTGGTGAAGTGTTTAGTGAAGAAGAACTTCGAAAGATTGCTTCCAGGCTTCCTACAATGAACCCTAAAGAAGCAGCAAAAATCGAAGAAAAATTGAAAAAATCGATTGCTTACTACGACAGCAAGAAATAATCGTAGAGAATTTAGAGGAGTAATTTATGGCAAATACTGAATTTGCAAAATTACCAGCCTTATCGAGTCAAATCTATAAGGAATGGTATCCAAAAACTGTTTTAGTCCAATCTTGCGACAACAGTTTTGAAGGCGAATTAAACTTAGAAACTCGTGAATTAGATATTCCTGTTTATCACGACTTATCCATTCACACCACGAGCATCAAGGAACGCGACTTAAAACCCGCCCCAATTGAATTCGTGAAAGCGTCCACCAAACGTGTTAGCATCGACAAAGGTCGTTACTCTCACTGGGGACAAACCAACTTATCCAAGTTATTGGAACGTTTATCTGCTGAAGACAGCGAAGTTCGTAAAAAACTCGTTGCACGTTGGGCAATCGAAGCTGAAAAAGAACTTGCTGCTTATGTTGCGTTTAATGCTTCAGTTTTAGAAATCGACTTACACAACTTATTAGGTGGTGGTTCTACTGGTTTATTAACTAAACTTAACGTCACCAAAGCAATGGATATTCTTAAAGCAAAAGTAATGCAACAAGATATGAACCCAGGTGAATTCACCTTATTCGTGTCTGAACGTTTCGAACAAGTCTTACGTGATACGCAAATTACGTTTGGTAGCGAACCTGCTGCACAAGCATTTAAACAAGGTTTCATTGCTAACGTTTTAGGTATTGACGTGCGTCATATGCAAGTTGAAGCTGTCGTCACGCGCGACGCTAACACTGCTCAAGTCGTTAACGAAATTGCGGTTTGGAAAACTCAAGACGGCATTCAATATGTTGTCCCATATAAGAACACTGTTTCTTATGAAATTATGCCAGACCAAGTGTTGATGGGTGGAACTGCCTATCAAACCGTAGAATACTACGATTTCTTCAACCTCTACCCAACGCGTCTTTACAGAGTCAAAATTAAATATGAATCTGAAAACACTGCGTTTAAGAGTGGATTATAAGAAAGGTTAAGGAATAATATTTATGGCAAACAAAAATATTAAGGCACTTATTAGTGTCCCAAATCGCGGAATCGGAGTTCCATTAGAACTCAATAACTTCATCGCAAAAGACGCTGGTGGTTATATTCGTATCCCACGTCGTTTCCCAATGGCTGACGTTGTAGCCCCTGCTGGTTATTTCCGTCACAACATCATTCAAAACGCAAGTGGTCAACAAACACCAGCTACCGATGTATCAAGTGAAATTGGTGGCGTTGCTGGTGCTGGTGCATTATCTACGTTAGGTTTTGAATTACCCCCAACTGAAAAACTCATTCTATTAGTCAAAAAAGGCACTGCAGAAAACACTGCTGCTACTATCGTTGTCAAAGGTTCTGTTGAATATAAACAAGCCGATGTGACGATTACTCTTCCAGCTGCAGCCGTTCTTGGCACTCTTTTCGAAATCGATTTAACAGCCTTTGGTTTGTTTATCGGTCGTAAAGGTGGCTTAACTCATCTTGAAGATGGCATTATTCTCACTCCAGGAGATACTACCACTTCAATGGTTTTACTCGTTCGCGCTGCTTAGTTTCCCCAAAGGTCGTATGGTGTAAAAACTATACGACTTTTTCTTTTGTCTTTTTTAAAATGTGGTATAATTATTTTATGAAAAACAAAACCCTAACCCTATACGAAGTTGAAATCAAATCCAAAGCATTATTGAAAGAAGGTAAGAAATCTTTTATCACTTACTTTCAAGGTGGTAGAGCAAAGCGCATTATCTCTAACCTACGAATTCTATACCCTCAATATATGAACCCAGATGACAAACCAATGGTCAACATCACCATTATTAGTCGAGAAGAATACGAAGCAAGAAAAAGTGGAAAGCAAATCCAGCATAAAGCGCATATGATGGAAGCAGAAGGGAATATTGTTAAATGAAGTTATGGGAAATTAAGGCACAAGCGTTAAGATTGATGTTTGCTGATTCAGACATTCAATTTAGCGAAAACGAATTCCAAACACAAACTATCTACACGAACGCGAACACGCGCGAAAAACTTATTCGTATGGAAGATAGCATCAAAAGAGCGATTGACTTATATCACCAATACAATGGCGAAGAAACAAGGGTTGTTTATAAGACACTTGACTCAGCCACAGTGAATAACGTTCTAACTTATTACAACACAATTACAGTAACATCAAGTCCAAGTGATTTTGGTTTGCCTTCGAGAATTGACGTTGTAGAAAACCTTGATTACAACATTACAGAACTTATCAACATCGCATTTGATTTTGAAGAACCACAAGTTACTGAAAACGCTGGTGTGTTCACGTATCCAAAAATCATCAAGTTTTTAGATTATGATTTTACTCCATACAAGTCATCTAATGGTGTAACTGTGGTAAGTTTTAGGATTTACTACAAAGCAAAAAAACAAAACATTATCTTTGGTCAAAACCAAACTGAAATGAATTATGACCTAAATATTCTTAATATTCCAGAAGAAGTTCAACGCCAAATTCCTTTGTATGTAAAAGGCGAACTTTATCAAGAAGATGAACCCAATATGGCACAACAATCAAAGCAAGAGTATATTCAATTCTTGATACTCAACCAAAGAAAGCAATTTGTAAAAGGCGCTTCTAAAGTTCGTCGAGCGTTTAAGAGGAATCACGACGTATGACGCAAAAAGAAAGACAAGTCTTTGCGTTAAAAAACTTTCGTGGTTTAGATAAAGAAAATAAACTATTAAAAGTTGAAAACTATCGCGCGAGTGATGGTTATAACTTTATCATTGATAGCGAAACGTTAAAGACAAGACCTTCTTTTACCCTTAACCACAATCCTAACTTCTTTTTAGAAGCAGGTGAATATCTTATTGACTGGCATACTTTTGGCATAATGTATGTCTATATTACAAATAAACACATAAGAATTTTTAATGGTGTTAATGTGTTAGATGAAACAAGTGCTATTGGAACAATTTCTAACAACAATATTATTAGACCATCTTTTTTAAACACCTTTAATTTTGCTGGATTAAAACCATTTTTTCAAGAAGAAAAAGAGTGTTTATTTATCTATGGTTTAGGCGACATTTATGTTGTTTCTAATATTGATATTCCTTCTACGCCCACATTTACAATTCCAGTTTTATATCCTTTAAATAACAAACCATCTAATCCGTTTACACCTAATAGTGATGGTTTTATTTTATTTAACGCCTTGCCAACGGCTTATGTTCCAACCATTTGGTTAGGTGATAAGGTTTTTGAAGATGTCAATTTACTTTCTAACCAATCAAGATATAAGTTATTTGCTAATCAAACTTCTGCTGCTGGTTCAATAACCTATAACTTACCAACTTATTACGATGCTAATAAACACGGTAATTTTTCAAGTTCAAATATTGGCGTTAGTTTCTATAAAGATAAATACGATGGATTTCCAGCTCAACCTGTTTTTATGGGTGTTCATAATGAAGATTGGTTTGGAATAATCAATGGAAGTGGCGTTATTACTGCTGCTAACAATTGGGGTAGTGAATTACCAAGTTTTGCTGGAACGATTTTAAACACAGCAAATCCAATTGTTATTGAAAATACCTTTTATCCTGAGCAAACGTTTGAATACACAAACCATAACCCAGAGCAAATTATTTATGAAGAATATGCACTAACTAAAGATAAGTTCTTTGAAATGATTGTTAAAAACTCTTCAAACCAAACAGTTTTTGAATATCTAATGTCTTATATATCAACAAACAAAAATACTATTGGTCTTGCTGCAACTGGTTGGACAGAAAATAAGGTTCTTGTTTTTATTATTCGCGCTCAATACGAAGCCATTCTTAGAGATAACCAAGACAGAGATATTATTAAAAAAGAAATAAGATGGAAAGACTTTTTAGTTTATGTGCAAATAAGAAAATATGAAACTAAAGTTTCTAAAACAGCTCAATCAACAGTTTTCGCCGAAACCATTACAACAAATTTAGGAGATGCTTACGAAAATTATATCGAACCAACACAAGCACAAGGTGCAAACATTTTTGAAATTGTGACACCAATTCAAGTTCAAAATTTTACACCTTATACAAATGAAACCCAAAGTGGCATACAAGAAGTTGATGAAATTGTTAATTCTTACCTATCAACTAAAACACTTCTTAACAACAATTATTACGCAGTTAAACTAAGGTTATATGAAACTTTTTTGATTAACGCAACAACAAGAAGTATCTTTTTTCCAACACAAATTGAACAAAACGTTTTAGAAATAGCGCAAACAACTTGGAGTGGTCAATTAGGTAATATAACGTATCCAAACGAACCAGATTTTGATAACAATGAAAGTTATTCAGTTAAATCTTTAGGTGATATTGTCGCTTCTGGGAACGGTGCTTTTACTTTTACAGTGGGTTCAAGTGAAAGAACATTAATGAACACCCTTATTACAAGTTATATCAATAGCAATCAAGCATCAATAGATGGTTTTAATAAAAACTTAGGTTATGGTATTTTCAAAGCAAGAATAAGAAGAGAAAACGCTGATGTTCTTGAAACTGGAGAGCAACCAATAACTTTTTATTACGTTGGTTATGTTGTTGTTAAAGTTTCAATTAGTCCAGCGCTTATTGTTCAAGAAAAAAGACGGTCAATTACTTATCAAACTCAAGTATTCATTCTCAATAACTGGGTGGGAATACCAACCAACCTATACTCAATCAACTTAAAAGAAAACAACTCTCTTATTGAACTCAAAGTCAAAGATTACTTTTACGACTACAAAAACGAACCAGCCATCGAAGTGATGGTGACATATCAACAAAACACAGATTACAATATCGTTGCCAAAAGTAAGTTTGGTATTACGTTTGGTAGTGAAAATCGTGTTTTCTTAGCAGGTAATAGTGATTTCCCGAACATTGATAGGTTTAATGTTTCTAACGATTTACTTGGTGATAATGTCGATAATCAAAGTTATGAATTGAGTTATTTCCCATCAAAGAACTATCGTGTGCTTGGTGGAAAAGGCGCTATCAATGGTTATGTTATCGCTACTGACAACCAACTATACGTCACCAAGGAAAACTATCCAAACGACTCAAAGTTATTTATTAGACAACGAAACGTCGATAACCAAGGTCAAGTCAGTTATATCGAATACAAAACAAACATTACTAAAACACCTTTAAACAATCGTTGTTTAGTTCGCTTCTATAACGATATTTTGGTGCTTTCAAAAGATGGTCTTTATGGTATTGAAATTTCACAAAACGTTTTAACTGATGAACGATTAGTTAAGTTGCGAAGTGGTTATATTAACAAGGAACTTGTAAAAGCAATTGCTAACTACGATAATAGCAAGATATTCATTGTCGAAAACAATATCTATATGTATATCTTCATTGGTGGCATTGCCTATGTTGCCGATAGTCGTTATATCTCTCAAAACGCCAATAGCGCAGCAGAAAACGTTAGTTATGAGTTAATTGAATGGAAGAATAATTTCATCGATACAAGCACACCAATGCAGTCCTTCATTAGTGCCAAAGTTATCAATGATGTCGTTTATTTCATTGAAGAAAACAATAACTTTATCTATACCCTACAAGATTTTAACGCTGACGACTTGGCGACAAAAGACTCAAACGAATTTACACTTACTGACTTCCAAGAAGCAAACCAAGGTCAATTCAAAGTCTTTCAAATATCCTCTACCTTATATAATCAAATTGCTACGAGCGCTGCAAACGCCTCTAAATATGTTTTTAAATTTATCCAAACAAACCAAGCATATATCCATAAAGCAGTATCTCCAACAGATTATACAACCGTAAGCAGCACAGTTACTATCGTTAATCCATCTGCTTTTTCAAACGTAACTGAAGGAAGCAAGTTATATTTCAGAGATGTATATACTGCGCCATACACAACATATCTCGAATTTACAGTTTCTAATTTAACATCTCAAGGTTTTACAAGAACTAACCAACAAAATGGACAATTTAATAATTTGGTAATGTATCAACGAGTCACGAATACAGATTTGTATATCACAATAATGTATCAATACAATGGTCAATACTTTATTCGATTGTCTAACTTAAAACCAGACACAGTAGTCATTCATAGCGCTGGAACTTCACTAACCACAATTAGAACAAATGCTTCTTTTGGTGGTTTATACAACAACATTACGTTTAGTTCTACCACAGTGGTATATGGCGCACTTATAATTAAAAAGAATCCAATCAAACTACGTTGGGTAAGTGGCATTACAGATTTTGGTAATAGTCAAATGGAAAAAACATCGTTTAGAATGAACATTTATGCCACAAAGAAGGAACTAACAAACACAGTAACCTTTGGTTATCGCACAATGAGAAGACTTGCTGGGTTCACTTCACCAATCGATTTATCCAACAACTTTAACTTTAACGAAGTCAATTTTAACAACTATAACTTGGCAAGTTTCGACACCACAGCAGTATCGTTGCCAATGAAAGAAAATAACTTCTTATATATTCAATTCATTTTAGATGGTAATGGAAAGATTGAAATGAACTCGATTGAAGTTATCTATAAGAACAACCGTATGCTAAAATCAGTAGGGTAGGTAAATTATGCCATTTGATGATATTTTAATTTCACAACAAAAGAAAGAAGCCATTCAAAACAAAGGCGCTGATAAATTGCCTTTGAACCCAACAGCGCAAGGGTATAGTGGTCAACAAATTAGGGCTGCTTTAGCGGCTGCTACAACTGGCAACGTTGATAGTATTTTAAGCGAACTTGAAACTAAACTTGGCGTTATCAAGGGACACTTTGAATCTTATGTTGGCAACGTATCTGTTTTAACATCGCTTCCACAAGACCTTGTGCCATACAACGACACGTTCATCTTTATCAAGAATCAACAAAACGTTATTACAGATGTTTATTACATTTCCAATGGAACAGCAATCACCACAAGGTTTACAACTTCAAACATAACAGTTGCTGAGAATGAACCACAAGGTCTTCTTGCTGGCGATTTGTGGTTTGACATTTAATTTTTGTGATATAATAAAAACAGGAGAAAAAAATGGCACTCGAAAGCAAAGAAGAATTAGTTAAAAAAATCGTATTACTTGAAGCAGAAAATTTAAAACTTCATAGTTTGGTTGAAGAATTAAATCAAGTAAAAAAGCAACTTTTAGATGTTCAAAAAAGAAATGAAGAACTCGTTGCTAACGAACATAATATTCGCAATCAAATGGAAAAAGCAAAAGCAGAAGCACTTGCATTTCCAAAAGCATTAGAAGCAAAAGAAAAACAAATTGAAGGTTTAAAAGCAGAACTAACTAAACTTGCTAATTTGTTTGATGAATATATCGCTGCCTATCAAGACCAAGTTAAAATGCTTGGTGTGTTCGTAAAAAATACCCAAACGGTAGAAAAATATCTATCGGGTAAAATAGAAGATTTCAATGGAGGAAATAAAAAATGATTATTAAACGTTGGAACGGTTCGGCATTCGTAAAAGAATTCCCCCAAACAAAAGCGCAGTTAATTAGAAACAACGGCGACACAGAGGCTGTATTTGATGGTAATGATAAGATTAAACTTAATTATTTACCAGACGCTGTATTTGATACATTAAGATTTAACGATGCTTTTAGCGCCGCTTCGAGCGCTGGAACACTTGCTGATTTGTTTATTACAGCAATAGAATCGGTATCTTTACAAAACTCAAAAGGTTTTTATTTTGTCGTTAATAGTGGCGGAACGGTTGCTGACCAAGGAAGTGCTATTACAGGAACAACTCAAACAACCAAATATATCGCTTGGACATTTGACCACCAAGATAGTGGAAGTCAATCAGGTGGTTCTGGTGTTTTAGAGTCTGGTGACTGGATTGTTATCACTCACGTTTCTGGCGTTGGAACAGTTGGAAGTCCTTATACTCTAACTTTTGTTGTTGTTAATAACGCATATGAATTAGCAACGACTGCTCTTGATGGTATTGTTCGTTTATCTTCAAGAACAACTTATGCTGCTTTAACTGGCAATAACGTTGTGACTGAAGGCGTATTAAAGACAGTCATTGATAACGCTTCATTTGCTTTATCTACTCACGTTCACGGCAACATTACAAACGCTGGTGCTATTGGTTCAACGGCTGATTTAGTTGTAGTCACGGGCGCAAGTGGTGTTCTTACTACGCAATCAAGAAGTGGTATTGACTCACGAACCGAATTCACTCCAGCCTCGCACACGCACGGAAATATTACAAACGCTGGTGCAATTGGTTCAACAGCAAACTTACCATTGATTACAACAACAAGTGGTGTAATTACAACTGGAACGTTTGGTTCAACAGCAAACACCTTCACACAAGGTAACGATGCTCGTTTATCAGATGCAAGAACTCCTTTATCTCACGTTCACGGTGATATTACAAACTCTGGTGCGATTACAAGTGCCGCAATTACTCCTGCGACTGGCGACTACATTATTTTAAGCGATTCAAGTGGTGCAGATGTTTTGAAGCGTGGTATTGCTATTGGCACAAGCACCACAACTTATTTAAGAAACGATGGAACTTGGGTTACGCCTCCAGACACTAATACGACTTATAGTGAAGCAACTACTTCTACGCTTGGATTAGTTGAACTCGCTTTTGCTAAATTAGGTTCATCGCCAGCCTTAACTGAAACCACAACTGCTGGTCGTTATTATGGTGTGTCTTTAAACTCAAATAGTCAAATGCAAGTCAACGTTCCTTGGACTGATACAACTTACAGTGCTGGTGAAGGTATTACATTATCCTCTACCACATTTAGAATGACGTATCCATTATACGTTTCTACTACAACTCCAACCACGGCAGTAACAAGTGCGATTTGGTATGATATTAACTAAGGTGGTGTTGGTAAATGCCAAACACAATCTTAAAACGTTGGAATGGTTCAGCGTTCGAAGAGTTATATCCTAAGACTACAGTAGGACAAATTTCAGCAACAGGTTCGCCAACTTCATCAACGGCTCTTTTTGGTGATGCTTCTTGGAAAACAACACCTGCTGGAAGTGGTTCAACCAACCAAATTGCTTATTGGACTGGAACAACTACAGTAGGTGCTTTAACCACAGCTTCTTATCCATCTTTAACCGAATTATCTTATGTTAAAGGTGTGACGAGTTCAATTCAAAGTCAACTAAATAACGATGTTACAAAATATAACTTTACACAAGTTAATAACGCAACAGTCACTCCTGTATTGATTGCAAGTATTAGTATTCCTGCTGCAGGTTATTATCAAATTGAAGCCAACGGTATGTGGTCAAAAGCAATAACTGGTGCTAACACTTCAGTTCTTATTGGAGTAAACGTAGACTCAACTACTGGCACACCAACTTTAGATGGAAAATTTCAATGGTTAAATACATCTGGTGCAACTGGTGATACCGTTAATAATATAAACGGTGCAATTACAACCACTCAAAAAACATTCACTGCAAATACAGCAACAACAGCGGCGATTACTACAACTCCTTGGTCTTTTACTGGACTTTTTTATTCTGGAACAACGGTTGCTAAATTATTAAGATTTTATGTTTATCAATCTGTTGGAACTACTGGAAACGTGTCTAATGATAAATTTGGAGTTCTTGCATCTAAATTAGCAGTTTAGTGTTATAATCTATAAAGGAGATATAAAATGGCAGAAGGAACTCTCAAACGTGTTGGTGTAAGTGGTTATAATAAACCCAAAAGAACACCATCGCACCCCACTAAATCACACGTGGTGGTAGCAAAAGTTGGTAGCAAAATTAAAACTATTCGCTTTGGTCAACAAGGTGTAAGTGGTGCTGGTGCAAATCCATCATCGGCTCGTGATAAAGCAAGACAACGCTCATTTAAAGCAAGACACGCTAAGAATATTGCTAAAGGAAAAATGTCAGCAGCATATTGGGCTGATAAGGTTAAATGGTAATGAAAAAAGGTTTATATGCAAATATTCACGCCAAACGCAAACGCATCAAAGCAGGTAGTGGAGAACGTATGCGAAAAGTAGGAAGTAAAGGCGCACCAACGCGCAAGGACTTTATAAAATCAGCAAAAACAGCGAAGAAGGGAGGACGTTAATATGCCAAAAGGTATGGGATACGGAAAGAAAGCAGTTAAGAAGTTCGGCAAAGCGAAAGTCAACAAGATGCGCAAAGCCAAAGGAATGAAGGTGATGAAGTAATGACGACAGAAACGTTAGATTTGATTACTGGTGTAGTAGAAGAAATTATTGCAGCAATTCCACAGATTGTTGTGGTTTTAACGACAGTAGTTTATTCGCTAAACGCAATCAAACAAAAAGTAAACACCTTTCCTTTGAAGATGGAAGAAACTAAAAAGAACTTAAATACATCTTTCGAACAAACTAAAAAAGACTTGCTTCTTACCACTGATGAAGTCACGAAAAAAATTCAATTAAGTGTAGAAGCAAGTTTAGTTTCGATGGGCAAAGAATTACAAGGTTATAAACAACAATTACAAAGTGAAAGCGACCAAGTTAATTTATTGGTTCGTCAAAACAAAGTATTTATTGAACTACTCACTTCGTTAGCAACCAAAGAACCATCTAAATTAAAAGAAGATGTTTCTAAAATCATTGCACAACGTTCCATTCTATCCAAACAAGAATTAGAAAACTATCCAACTCTTTTAGTTAAAGAATTACCTATGCTTGAAAAAGCATTGAAAGAAGCGTATTTAGTTTTGGGTGAATCTAAGTTAAAAGAAATATTAGGAAAGATTGGATATGGAAAAGAAAACTAAATCATATAGAAACAAAGCGCGTGTATTCAAAGCACTTGGATACGCTACCACGGGTTTAGGAACTCTTGGTGGTTTTTTTGTTTATCAATTTGTTACTGATTGGGAACAATTTCAAACTCAATTAGAAAACTTTGTTGTTGTAAATCAAGAAAGCGTTAAGTTAAATTTAGTTCTCGCACTTCCTATCCTTCTTTCCATTATTATCTTCACATCAATCACACTACGCAAAAATCGTGAATTTTTCAAAGACAAAGTAAGTTTAAGTTTGCTGCTAACCATCGCAGTTTTTTATCTTATTTACAGTATTATCGAAATGACTTTGGCAACATTAACAGGTGCTTTTCTTGGTTCAATCGTTGATGAATTTGTGTTTACACCAATTGCAAACGCTAACCAACAAAGGTTCTTGGAAAGCAAAGAAGTCGATAATGAATATGATAAAGAAATGCGTCGCATCAAAGCAAGACAGAAAGTTAAGGAAGATTTAGATGGAAGCGTATGAACAAAAAGATAGTGCGTTTTATGTAGCATACACCAAGGCACGTTCTTGGGTTTCTACTTTTTTAGGGATTATATTAACCATTCTTGGTATTGGCGTTGTATTCATTGTTTCCTCGCTTGAAGGCACAAAAGAAATTAAAGCGCCAAGTGCTGTTTCTGCTGCTATATTAAATGAGTTTCGCGATGAAACAGGTGAATTATTTCCAGAGGAAAGAGCGTATATTATTAACTACGAAGGCAAAGAATATTACTTTGTTGTCACGCTTAGAAACCCAATTACAGAAGAACCTCAACAATGGTATTTTGCTTATGATGGTGGATTAGATTATGTTTTTACAGATTATAAGTTTTATGTTTTAACATCGATTACAAGCGTTGTTTCTATCTATGTTGCCTATGTTAACTATGTCACAACCACACGTAGCGTGATGGGAACTGAGTCATTTGTGAAGACATTAAAGCACTATCAAGAAAAGAAACAAAAAATTGAAAAGTATACTCAATATATTCCAGACTTTTGTATGTATAAAAACAAACAAGCATACGAAAACGCTAAGAGAGATATTGTTGAAGAAGCAGCAATTAGTTATGACATTTATAAACAAAATGAATTTAACTATCCTTTCTTTTCTAAATTAGCACCTTGGCAAAAGAAGATACTTGCTAAAATCCAAAAGATTAAAGTCAAGAAAATTCACTCAGCTGACCTATTACAAGAACATAACACAGGTGGTCTTGAATTAAGTATAGAAATGCTACCACAAAGTCAAAAACAACACCAACGTGATTTTGTATGGGGTGGTATCTTACAACGCGTCCTAACAAGCGCTTTAAGTGGTTTAACGGTCGCTTTTGGCATTGTTTTAGGCAATTGGGTTCTTGGTATAACCTATGGTATTAGCGTCTTTATGAGTTTCGTTTCAGCCATTGTCATTGCTACAGATTTTGTATCAACAACCTTACGCAATCGTTTTCTTGCCAAAGCCGACCTATTGAACGAATTCGATAACATCAAAGATAAGTTTATTGTTGTCGAAAAAAGTGTATAATAGAGGGTAGGTAAATATGGCAATCAATTTAAGTAATATCTTACAACAAGCGCAACGAGATATGCGCACTACAGGACCGAAGCGTAGTGGCGTTGGTGGTTCAACTGCAAATTACACACCAAACACAGGTCAAGTTGTAGTTCCAAACCCAACATCAACTGCACTACCAAATAACGCTTCTATTGGTGAAGCGTCGCGTTTTTTATATGATACACGCCTTCAAAATGTGTTCAACGACTATCAACAACAAGTTGCAAGTTTAGAACAATCAGAACAAAAGCAATTACAAGATGCTTTTTTTATTCGTGAATTGAGTAAAAAATATCTTGGTGAATACGCTTCTAATGTTGGTATGGGAGATGTCAGTGGAAATTTATTAGACATTTACGGCGCTTATCAACAAAACGTTACAGCAATCCAACAACAATCAGAGCAACTTAAACTTGGTCTACAACAAACCTATGACCAACAATCACGTGCGGCGTTTGAAGGTGCAATTGAAGCGCAATTACAAGCAGAACAAATGCAACTTGATGAAAATGCAAGAACGACTTTATTTAACATTACACAAGGTAATATGGGTGATATGGAATGGGACGACTATTTGCAAAGTCAATTAAGTAGTGGTGCAATCACTCAACAATCGTATCAAGTTTTATTCACGCAAGTATATCAAGCAAAGTTATCAGAAGTTGAAGCAAACCTTGAACGTAATTTCTATGGATTCAAAACAGACGCAGAAGGTAATCGTGTAATGATGACAAAAGAAGAATATATCGATGCTAATAAAGGTTGGTTAAATGCAGCAGATTTACAAAGATTAAGAGATTACTCTTTAATTGAAACTGAAGGTAGATTAACGTTAAGCCCAATAGCAAAACCAGATTGGTATGATACGTATGGTTTAGGTGGTGCTGGATATAGTTTTACAATTACTGACGAAGATGGAAATAAGATTGTTTACGCAGTAGCGCCAAATAATGTTGACAATGATACAGAAGCAACATTACAAGTTAGCACAGAAGATTTAACTGATGCTTTTGAAGAAGAATATCCAAATGCTTCACTTATATCTGGTCAAACCACTTATGAATATAAAGGCAATTATTATTACTATGTTGATGACCCGTTAAAAGGTGGAACGTGGTATAGAGCAATTAACTATACAGCAACAGATACACTATTTAAAGAAATGGGAAAATGGCAAAATCAAGAGTCTTGGGATAAAAGTGCTGTCACAGGAAGTAAGATGAATACTTCGTTTTTTACTTATGATTTAAATGCAAATGAAATTACCATAAACAACCAAGCACAAACAAAATTAGTATATGATACAGATTATGTTTCAAACGGTGCGAAAGCAACTAATATCACCAAAAACTCAACAAGCACTAAAGACCAAGAAACTTATAGAATTTTACAAGCGTTTTATGAAACCCATATAAGAACAAGAAGGGTAACTGAAGAAGAAAGAACATCTGGAAATTTAGATGCGTATCGAAGTTGGACTGGAGAAGATGCTTTAAGCAACTCTACAATGGAATTATTAAAAAACACAGTTATATTTTATCAAGGTTATTTTTATACAATTGATTACCAAGGCGCTTTAAGAAAATTTAAAAAAGCATAGAGGTATATTATGGCATTAAAACTTTATGGAACATCTGAACAAGCGTTTAGAGCGAAGATTCTTAATGAAGCAAATTACGCTTTTAAACAACTTGCTTTTTCAAAACAAGACGAGTTTAGAACTTTGTTTGAAGACTTTATTAAATCAGTTAAAGACCCTTTAACAAATACTTTAAATATAACTTTTGACACTTTAGGTAGTTTAGTTAGTGGAACTTTAAATGGTGTAAGTGATTTTTTTACAAGCGCTGAAGTTATGTTTAAACAATTTGGTCAAGATGTTGCTTATGACGTTGATAAAGATGGTAGAGAAACAATCAACGACGTTGGTTATGCTTTAGCAAATCAATTTTTAAGTGCAACAGAAGGTATCACACTTTGGGCTGGTTCTGCTTTTGCCGAAACAGGAAAGTTTTTTTTAGGAACACAATTCTCTGATGGTTTTTATGGAGAAGGTGGAGTGAGTGAATCATTAAAAAATTGGTTCTCCCAACAAAAAGCAGATTTAAGAAGACAAGAACTTGGTTCAAATTTTTTTAAAACAAATTACACCCAAGAAGAAATTGAAGCGAATCAAGACCTTATCAATAACTCTTTTTCACAAAGTTTTTTAAACGATATTAAAACTATCTTTGAAAAAAGCGCTGCAAGTAGACAAATGTTTGAAAATATGTTTGCAGTCGAAGAAGTATCAAATATGATTCAAAACAATGAGGCTGGTGCTGGTTTTGCACAATTCACAAGAGGTGTTGCACAAAGTATTGGTAGAATGCTTCCAGCGATTGCTTTAGCAACAATGACAGGAAAAATAACTTCTGGTTTAACGACAGAATCAGCAAAAATAATTGGTTCTTTAGTTAAGGTTATTTCTAATTTGTATTTTGCTGGTAGTGTTTTTGGTCAATCAATGGAAGATGCAATTAACAATGGCGCTAACTATGATGATGCTTTAACTTATGCTTATGGAAGTGCTTTAAGTGAAATGGTAATTGAAAACGTAAGTGGTGTTGTCATTGGCGAAGGCATAACTGTTAATTCGTTTGTTGATTTATTTAAACAAATGTTAAGTGAAGCAGGTGAAGAAGCAGTCGCAGAAATTGGAACAGTTGGATTTAAAAGAGCCGCGTTGGGTGAAAAGGCATTAACAAAAGCAGAAAAAGAAGAAAATGCTGGTGGCTTTTTATCTCGTGTATTTATGAGCGCTTTAAGTGGCGCTGTTTCTGGTGGTCTTCTTGGAACTGGAAATGTTCTTCGTGCGTATTACACTCCCGAAGGACGCGCTGAATATGCTCAAAAAATTCTTCAACAAAACATTGAAAAAGTGGGTGCTAAACAATTTGCTGAATTAGCAGCACCAAAAGTGCAACAAACATTAGATGATTTACAAGGAACTAAACTAACACAAGAACAAAAAGATGACATATTCTTTGGAAGTCCAGCGTTATCAAAGGTTATCACAAGAACTGAAGGCGCAGATGGAAAAGTTTTTTTTGAGTTAAGCAAAGCTGGAGAACGTTTAATGCAAGGTGAGATTGGTGCTTTCCAAGGCAAAAAATCTATCTCAGCAAAAGAATATGCAATGTCTAATGATTTATATCTTGAAGAACTTACAGATTCATTTGACGCTGAGGACGCGCAAGGTAATCCAATTAAAGTTAAAGTTAAAATCCTTGAAAGACAAGAAGTTTCTAAATTAGACCAAGCAACACAACAAAAAATTCAAGAAACACTTGATGACTTTGACAACGTTATTTTTGTTGAAATGGACGAAGGTTATAACTCATATGTAGACCCTGAAACAGGTGCTGTATATATTAACATCAATGCTGCTGATAAAGCAGATGGTTTTAGAGCATTATACGCACACGAAATTCACGACTATATTAGAAGTTTAAGAGAACAAGGTAAACTTGAACCACAAGCAGCGAAAGCATATGATAGATTTATCAAGTTATTAACGAATGAAAAAAGTCGTGAAGCGCTTTTAGATAAGATGCCAAAAGAAATGGCTGCTATTATTCGTCAAGTTACTGAAAACTATTCACCAGAAGACCAACCAAGAGAATTTGCTTCTTTCTTCATTCAAAAGATTTTAGCAGCAAAAGATGGTGGCATTAAGGGTTTAGAAACATTATTAGCAGCAAAAGAAGGTGGTTTTTTAAACTTCTTACGTATCTTTACCAACGAAACAATTCTTTCTCGCTTGATTAAACAATTTGGTAAATCACAAGACTTAAAGACATTATTAGAAGGATTAGATAGAGCGTTTGGTGCTGCAATTGCACAATCAAAAGAAGTGTTAACAAAGAAAGATTCTATTGTGTTTGCTAATCAATATTTACAAAACTTATTAGTGATGGGCGACCAAGAGTTAGAAGCACAACCACAAGCAGTAAAACTTTCTTTCAGTTTAGCGCAAAAGTATCCAATCTTAAACGCAATGGTTGAAGATTCACAAGATGCTGTGGATTTCTTAAAAGATGAGTTTACAGAAGTGTTTCAACGTATTTTCTTAGCACACGAACAACTTCGAATTTCAGAAGATATGAAAGAAGATGACGAAGCAACAGCAAAACAAATTAGAAAAATTATTAAAGCAATTCAAAATCCAAAAGAAAACTACTTGTTAAATGGTTTTGTCAATGAAAGTATTTTATATTTTGGTCAAGATAAGATTGTTTCTGTTTTAGAAAAAATGGCATCAATGATTGAAAAAGGTGCTTATAATGGTTATTTTGAAACTGCTTTAGAGCAAATGAAAGATGAGATTTTAGATGCTCTTCAAGTCAAAGTATTTGATTTAGAATCTAAAGAAAGAAAAGCAGGTTTTATTTTTAGTTCTCGTAATGTTTATTTTGCAAAAGAAGATTTTGAACCATTCTTAAAGCAAAACGAAAACAGAATTTATCAACCAAGATTTAACTTCGTTCATAACACAATGGAAATAACGCATATCTTTAGAACTGAAAAAACTAATTCTTCAATGGCTGATATGTTTTTTAGAAAAACTAATATTGGTGGAAACATTGTAGATGAAAATCTAAGAATAAAAATAAAGAACCCACTTATCCTTGGTTCTGTTTTAAATCAACAAGCATTGTCTTTCTTACTTAATAATAACTTTCTTGGCGCACAAAGTTTTTCAATCAATAATTATGGCGCTTTAGATTCAACTCTTGGTTTCTTTACAGATGCACTTCGTCCAAGTGTAGATTTCGCACCAGAGGGTGACGATTTCCAAATTGGAGAAGACCCAGAGTATATTGTCAAAATTATTTTAAATCCAAGTGTTATTTCTCAACAAGACACAATTGTTGGTAAAGATGATTTATACGCACCAACAAGACAATTTGACCACGTTCTATCTCAAACTTATAAATTAAAATATCAACAAGCAGGTGAAAAAAACAACCTTTCTGATGATATGGGGTTGTTCTCTTATATGGACGTTTTTGCCAAGACAATTGATTACGTCATTCAAAATAGAGTTCTTTATGGGTTACCAGCAGATGTTAAAAACGTTACAGAAAGAAACTTTAACCAAGTCAAGATGTCGCAATTGATTCCAGATGATTCCAAATACCTAAATATGACATTAGACAGAATATCGATGTCAACATCATTAGCGAGAAAAAGAGCAAACGAACTTGCTTTAAAGAAAGATATTAACGATGCCAACTACTTCTACAACACACCTAACGTCGATAGTATTATTGAAAACCTTGCTAACAGTATTGAAACTATAAAAACAGCAATCTTGGGTGGCGAACTTGACGCAGATGAATTCGTTGCAATCATTAGAGAGTTAATCTATCAAGGCATTCATTACTTAGGAGATTCTAATCAAAACACAGCATTTGAAGGTAGACAAGAGTTGCAAAAGAAATATCAAAAGTTAAAAAAAGAATTTAACGTTCTTGCTTATACGTATCACTTTTACAATTATCAAACTACTTATATTGCCGAAGGTAGAACTCAAATATACCCAGAAAACATCGAAGTCATTCACTTAACAAGATTTAAAAACAAAAAACCATCAAACGCCAACTACGAAAAGACAATTGAATGGGCTAAACAAAACAGAATTAAAGTTATCGAAACTGTTGACGTTCAAGGCGCAGAAGACGCTTCTTTTGACCATACAAGAGTTCCAATGCGTCAAACCAACGACTTTTTATTAGAACGTAGCAAAACAAAACGTGTCTTCTTATCCAAGGCTGGTTATAAGATTGATGGTGGTCAAGACTTATCAAGGGATTATCGCGAAGCAATGACTGATTTAGAAGGCAAATTGGTTAATACAAAAACTGCTGTTGCCCAAGCGTTTGATTCTTATTCTCCAGAAATTTATCTAAGGGCGTATGGTGTTCCACAAAAAGATAGAACAAACCAACAACTAATTTCTCTTGCAAAAGGTATTAAAAATACGCTTACTCAAGTTATATCAAGAGAACTCGAACAAATGGAAAAAGAAGAAATTCTTGAGTCAACTGATGTATTTTTAGCAATTGATACTTTTTTACAATTGGAATTTTCACCAAACTTATCATCAATCACAAACAAACTAAAACAAGATGTGGCGACTTATGGTGTTTTTGAAAAAGCAGTAAAACAAACTATTACAAATAACCTACAAGTATTAAGAGATGGTGGTATATCATTAGAGGATTATGTATACAATAGAAGAATTAACCAAATATCGCATAGAGGAGATGTTCTTCGCATAGTAGCACGTATTTATAAAGCATATACAGAAGCATTTGTAAGTGGAGTTTCTACAGTTCCAAACTATCAATCAGTTGTTCAAAATATTTTACCAAACGAATTGGAAAACATTAAACAATTTTATGATGCTTTTTTCTCTGACGACCGAAAAGTTAGAAGAGCAATAGGTATGTATAAATCTAACGAATTAAGTCAAACAACTTTACAGTTTGATTATGTTCTCAAAAATATGATGCCTGATAAGTTTGAAGAATTAAATTCAAAAATATTTACCACAAACCCAGTGTTCAAAGATAACGCCAAAGAAGGTTTAATGAAGGATAACGAAGCATTAAGCAGAATGTTATATGAAAAAGGATATGATTTTGGTTTTAGTTATAAAAAACACGCATTTGCATTTAAGACAAGTGATTTTAACGTTGGAGAAAACGAAGCAATCGCTAATATTAGATATGTTAATGTTTCTGGTTTTGCACCTGCATTTTCATATACAGTCTATGTAAAAAATGGCGATAGATTAGAATATGCAACCAATAGAATGGTTTATGGCGCTTACGTTACTGTCGAAGATAACGCATTAACTTATATTATCCCAAACCCAATGATAATTGAATTTGGCACTTCTTATGACAACGCTATCAATCTTTTGAGTCAAAATAAAATATACGCCCAAAGCGCAAGTGTTTCGCCATTAGCGTCTGAAATAAGCACAGTAACAAGATATGCACACAATAGACCAATTGGTGATTTGGGTTGGATAAAAGTGAGATTTTATGTTGACCCAGTTTCTTTAAATAGAGGAAATAACATTTTACTTCCAAACGACGGCTGGTTTGCTGACAGACAACAAACAACCAGTGGTGTATATTTAGCAGTATCAACTTACACAAATGAAAAACAAAAACCAGTTTCTGAAAGACAAGGTTCTGTTTTAGCGACCACAGAAGACCAAGTAAGAAAATATGATATGAAACTTGCTACGTTGGCTTTGTCCAATATTGTTATTTCTAATGAATTTAAGGATTCTTCTTTTGCTGTTGACGCAGATGATTTTGGCACTTACGTTAATATGAATGCAATTGAAGGATTTGTAAAGTTAGTCGCATCAACTGGAATGAATGAAACAAAAAAAGTTCAAACAATACAAGAAATCAAACAACAAATAGAAAATTCTTTAGACCCAGAATATAGAACATCTTATTTTGCCTTAGTTGATTATTTTTATGAAGTGTATTCTGATGTATTTAATGAGTTTAAAACAAACGATGCAGCTGAAAATAGAGCGCTTGTTTCAGCTTTTGGTTCTCTTGTTCAAGCATATTATGAACAAAATAAAGGAAACTATAAAGTAATGGCTGGACTTATGACAGCGTTTACAAATAAAAACTATCAAATAACAAGAGAAATAAATCAAAAGTATGGTAGCAAAATAGCAAATATTGCAAAGGTTATTGATAAACTTCCTTTTAGAACCACTAATACAAATGAAGTAAGATATAACGCTTTAGATGTTCAAGATATTAAAGTGATGCAAGTTGATTTAATGGCAAGAGAAGAAAACATTGAAGCGATACAAAATCACCCAGATGTGAAAAAGTTAATTGAAAATGCGAAACAAAAAGGTATTCAAGTTGTTTTAGTTAATCAATCAAAGGGATACCAAAGTATTAGGGATTCAGCTGACAAGAATACAACAACACTTGAAAAAGACATTGTTCCAGGAAATATAAATAAAGACGGAACGCTTAGAAACTTACTATCATCAGACTTAGATTATTTAGATAGAATGCAATCAATTATGGGTTTACAAAACGTTTCAAAGCAAATGGAAGCGAGTGGCAAAGCGGCTGCAACTCGATATTTAGTTAATACAAAACTAATGTTTAGCAAGAGTCAACGTATTAAAAATGCACGTCAAAAGAAATCGCGTGAAGTAATGGAACAAGGAAAAGGTAGAATTGTTGAACAAAGCATTGTTCCTTCAACTTTCCAAGACCCAAAATCAGAAGCGCCACAAACACAAGTTAAGTTTGATACGTCATTATCTAAATTAGATGTGAAGAGTAATCTTTATAAGGTTTTAGTTAGAAACGTAAAGACGTTAAAAATGTTGCTTGAGTTCCAAAAAGATAAAAACTTTAAGAAGCAATATCCAGCAGAATCAGCTGTTATCAGTCGCGCAATTACAGATTTAAATAGACAAAAGGCACGTTTAGAAAATCTATTGGGTGTCAAAGAACCTATTTCTCCATATGACCCAAACCTTGAACAAGATAAAGAAAATACAGAAGTTGAAGGTTTAAGAGAAGCGTTAGCAGAATATCGCAAAGACATTTCTGATTTGTATAAAGCGAAAGCGCAAACCAATGCTGTTATGACAAGAATCGAAAGCGTTTTAGTTCAAGCAATCGATAAACTTGACAAGGAAGCAAACACATCTAAAGAAGCAATCAACCCACAAGGAGAAGTCGCTGTAAAACCAACCACAGCATTAGAAATAGAAGATGTGGCAAAAGACTTAGCGCAACAACCAGCATATAAACATTATCTCCATTTATTAAGTGGTTTAAAGCAAGTTAATAAGTTGTTAGATTCAAGTTTTGCTTCAATGGATAGCAATATTAGACAAGCATTAGGAAAGTTTAAACTTGCCTTAGAAAAAGAAATCTCTCGTATGTTAAACGCTTCTGGTATTAGATTAAAAGACCCACTTAATACAAACATTAGCGCATTAGAAAAAGCAGACCCATATTTTACCGAAGAACAAATTAAATCAATTCAAAAGTCTATGTTTGATATGACTTCTTCTGACATTAAAAACAACTACACTCTTTTACTTGAAAAAAGACAAAAATTCACCAGTATGTTTGAAAAGATGTCAAACGAATTAGAAGGTTTGTCTGAAACAGCATTACAATTGGCACAAGAAAATGCGACTATCACAGTTGAACAAGAAACTAAGCAAATAGAAGAAGAACAAAAAGTAATTGACGGACCGATGGTTGAACGTAAATTAGTCAAGGGTGAATTAGCGTATGTTTTGAGAAAGTTAGTTGATTCAAGAGAAAGAGCGCTTTTTGCTCAACTTGATAATTCCAAAACTCCAGAAGAACAAGCGACAATCAACAAATTATTAGGTGAACTTAGAATATTACGTAGAACGTTAAAGAAAATTGAAGTTAAACTTTCAGACGATGTGTTCAAGAGTAATAAAGATACTATCAGCAAAATTAGAAAAGACTTTGAAAACACCAAGAGTCTTGATTTATTTATGCAAGTTTACGGTGATTTGTTGAAGACCAAAGAAACTGCAGCTGTTTCAAATGAAAAGACAGCAAAAGCACGTGAGGTTGCTAAACAAGAAAAAGCAGCGAAAGAACCATACAAACAAAAATACAACGGTCCTGTATATGTCACGATTGATGATTTAAACTTTAGTCCAGGTATCAACTCTGTTCTTGGAAAGATTATTTTTACCAAACCCAAAGCGTTATCAAAGGGTAAAACTATCTTAGTAAAACCTGCTGGTCAAACCACTGTTTATAAACCAAACACAAGAAAACAACAAGACCAAATCAATGGTCAAGTTTATGTCGTTGAAAAAGCAAGAACTGCACTTATTAAAGCAATCAAAGCATTAGAATCTAACAAAACAAAAACTATAGCAGACTTAAAGAGATTACAAGAAATTGTAGAAAATAGAAAAAAAGATTTAGAAAATGCGGAAAAGAAATTAGAAAAAATCAAAAGAGAATTGGATATTGTTGAATCTATCGAACAAACTCCAGCAATCACAAGAACTGTTGGTCAAAAGATTTATGTAAAGCAAGGTGTTCAAATTGAAATACCGAACCTAAAGATAACTAAGTATTTTTTCAATCTAATTAAAGCATTTGATTATATTAACGACTTGATTCATACAGAAGTGCTAAAACAAAAGAAAGAAGGGAAACTGCCAGAAAATGCTCAACCAGTAACCCCGATTGAAACGCCAACAGCAGCATCTACAAAAGAAATTATGCCATTACAACCACTATTAAATAACTTTGCAGTGCCAAATAAACCACAACAAGAAGCACCTGTTTTACCAACTCAAAAACCAGCACAAATGTGGATACCAACAGAAAACGTTACGGTTGTTTTTGGCGAACAAGCATACACACTAACTCCACAAGAAGTTAAAGACAGAATCGCTAAAAATGATTGGAACTTCTCAAGTGAAGAACAATATATTCAATATCAAAAGTTAGTCCTACAAACAATGGCAGAACAAGCACAAAAGAAAGCACAAGACGCTAAAATGCAACAAGCAGTTGACGCACAAACCATACAACCAACCTTGGTTGGAAATCAAAACCTACCAGCACTTGCTCAAGGTATTAACTTCTTTAAACAAGCACAAGTTCAAGCAACAATTAACCAACCAAACCAGTATGAATTAAACGAAGCACGTTGGCAAACAGTTATCCCAGCAATTGAAGAAAGATTACAAAACAGCAAGAGTAAAGACGACCAACGATTATACAGTATCTTTTTACGCCTAAAACAAATCATAATGGGTTATAGAACAGACAATCGTATGTATAACCATATGTCGATGGCTGTTGCAAAAGTTGTGATTGAAGAATTTGATAAGTTTGCACGTTTATCATCAAAGGGTAAGGTCTATATTCCAAGTAATGCTGACTTACAAAACGTTATTGATAGAGTTAATGGCGCTATATTTGCTGTTTTAGAATACATTGACACCAATTTACTTGTTAAAGTTAATGTGAGTCCAGAAAACCCAAAAGGTTATTTATACTGGAAAGGTTCGTATTGGTATTTTAGAGGAATGAAAGACGTTAAAGTTTGGGATAAAACTCAAACAGATGCCTTTAACAACGACTCTCACGGTAATGCTTATCGTCGTTTAATGACTGCGCTTTTCAACTTTAATAGCAAAGGTTTTGGAATGTTAGAGTTAATCTCTGCTCTTGAAGATTTCGATAAATCCACAGCAGTAGCCCCAGTTGTAGATATGGCTATTGATGGTCAAGCAGCGAGAACAGCTGAAACCACTGTTGAACAATGGGTAAGTGATGCTAAAACAAACGAAGAAATCAATGCTGGTGCAAACTTTGAAATAAAACCAGCGATTGCTGCTGTATTAGACCCATATACGATTGCAGAAATTGTCGGTCAATTTGATGAAAAATCGTGGGCAATGACGTTGATGAATAAGATTGTTCAAGCACAAGAACGTGGTTATGAAGTTGACAGAGTGTTTGAAGAAGTGTTTCCAGAAGAATGGCAAAAGCAAAACCAACCCAATCTAATAGAATTAGAAAAGAACACTAAACCAATCGCTAACCTTGGTGGAACTTCAGTTCCAATGTCGCAAATTATGTATTTAAGAAATATGCTTTTACGTGAAATTGTTCGTAATAGAATGATTGATATTGGAGTTATAAAAGGAGAAAAGACGCACCACTTTGACAATGGCAATAAAGTGGATATTTTAGCGATTACAGAAATTAAAGAAAAGAAACAAAGAAACAAGGTTGTTGCTACAATTGTCGACCAAAACGCTTTATTACAAGAATTAGACTCTATTATTAACCAAGATTCATTTGCTAAATCCTATAACGAAAAGGTCTATGAATTTATGCGTAGGTCTTACCCACTTATAAACGAAAGATTCAAAGAACTTCAAGGTGCTAACTTGGTTAACGATGGTGAAACAATTCAAAAAGCAATTCCAACAATGAGTCAAACTCAATTGCAAAAATTAAAAGACATCTTACCACAAGGTATGCAAACACAAGAAGCAGCAAACCTATATATCCCAATCTTATTAACGAGTGGTTCATACTTTAAAGCACAAAAGTTAAACTTCAAAGACATCTTAGATTTAGGTGTGTTTGATGGTATGGTGAGCAACTTAACTGATACCAATGGTATTGTTTCTGTAGAAAGTATTACAAACGTATTAACAACATATGAAAAAGAAGTTAAAAACTACTATGGTTTCCATCGTGTAGCAAGAGATTTAAACTTGATTTTAAATACAGCGATGAAAGACGAAGAAAGTGGTCAAACAGTTTTCTTAGAAAGATTATTACCAAAATGGGCAGTAGAGTATTTCCAACGAGTGATTATGGACGCTGCTGGATATGGACAAGTTGAATCTGTCGGTAAGTGGTTGCCTTTAATTAGAAGAAACTTCTATACATCAGCGATTGGTCTTAACATCAAGGTTGTTATCACTCAATTCGCTTCGTTTTTAAACTTATGGAACATTTATGGTCAAAGCGACGTAACGTTCCTTGGTAGAATGATTAAAAACCTTGCAGCACAAGCAGCGCCAAGTCAAAAAGTAATATTAGAAGAAATGGCGAAAAACAACTTACACTATTGGAATAGAAGTAAGGGTGGAACATTTGAAATTGGTGAAGCAACCCAAGAAGGTATGAAGGCAAAGAGCATTATAGAAACATTAAGAGAGTTTTCTATGAAGGGTATTACGCTAACCGATAATATGATTAACAAAGCGTTCTACCTAACATTACTTGAAAGCGTAAATCCAGATACCAATCAAAACTATACCCCAGAAGAAGCAAATAAAGTTTTAACAATGGGTATATTAAGAACTCAAAGCACCAAAGCAGCAATTGGTAAAGCAGAAATTTTAAGAAGCAAGAATGAACTTGTTAGAATTATGGTCAAGTTCTTAGGCGAACCATTAAAGACGATTACTCAAGTATATTCTTCTGGTAAAAACATTGAACTCATTCAAAAACTTAAAAAGAATCAAAATAGAATTGAAAACAATGTGAACGCAAGAATCGCTGTTCAACAAGTAAAAGTTGACCAAGCGAAAGCAAAATTATTAGGTCTTCAATCTGTAGAAAATAGTCAAACTTTTGCAACTGAATCAGAAGAGTTCCAACAAACCACAAGAAGTGAAATTGAACGTGCGAAGAGAGAATTACAAGAAGCACAAGAAAGATTAAAGTTAATTCAAGATAGTGGAAAGAGAACACTTGAACGTGTTTCAAGAGTTATCGCAAGTGAACGTAAGGTTAGAAGATTGGGTCAAGGACGTATTACAGCGATGATTACTACTATTAACTTCTTGGCATTACTTGGATTTGGTTTTGATATGGTCAAGAGTGGTGGTGGCGAAAGAGATAAAGAACGCGATGAAGAATTATGGGCATATATGATGAAGAAACTTGGTGGTCGTTATATGGACGAAATTATGGGTATGATTCCATTTGCTCGTGATGTATACGGCGCATTCAAAGGTTATGACTTTGGTTCTATTGGTGAATTCCAAAGCGTTAATGCTGTCACTGCTCAGCTTGGAAATATTTTTAGAGCCATCGCTGAAGGTGAAAACATCAATTGGAACAGAACTGTATATAACTTGGCAGTTGGCGTTGGCAACTTATTAGGTGTCCCAGTCAAGAGTATCGAAGGATTATTTACGACACCATTATATTACTTCAATGAACCAGCGTTCTATCAATACAATAACTTTATTGGTGGTCAAGATAGAGATAATATCGAATTAGCACAAGCAATTAAAGAAGATGACTTAGCAATGATTTCTGTTATCGTTGATAGAAAGATTCAAAAGAGAAACATTAAGATTCACGTTGATGTTAAGAACGAAATCAAGGCGTTAATTAGAGAAGGTTTCGATATTAGCATTGTTGGTATCCCAGACAAAGTTACTGAAGATGGTGTAGAAAGAAAACTTACAGCAGAAGAAAAAGCAGACTTTGCTGAAGTGTATTCCAAAGCAGACTCTATTGTTAGAAAGTTATTAACAAGCGCTCAATATAGAAGATTAACTGGCAAATACAAAGCAAGATTGATTCAAGCAGTCTATAACTATTATTATAAGTATGCCAAGCAAGATGTATTAGGTATCGACACATTATCAGAAGACCTAACGTTTACTTCGTTAAATGAAGCATATACATACTTCTTAGGTAGAGTAGACGCATATAGAAAGCAACAAGTAAAGGACGCAGATAGAAACGTCCCAACCATATCACTTCTTGATTAGTTGCTTTTTAAATACCTTCTCAACAAAAAATACAGCGATAATTAAATTTAAAATCCAAAAGGGAGTAATGGGAAGCATAATAAATCCCCAAATACTCCCTGCGATGACATAGGCATTATTATCTTTGAACACGAAACCGTAAATTAAAGGTAATAACCAAGGCAACGACGTAATGATGTTAGCGATACCCCAAGAAATCCAACCTTCTTTGGTTAAGAAAAGGTGTTTTAAAGTTTCTTTGGCAGTGTGTATGGTAAATTTTCTGCCCATTCTTCAGCCTCTCTTAATCCTTTTAGTAAGACGTAATGTCCTTTTGACTTGGTAATCTTTTCTTGCCACCATATTTGCATAGGTTGTTGACCATAATAAGAAGCGCCTTCTTCTTTACCAACCTTCAACTCTACAAAAAATATTTCATCTGCGAATACCAATCTATCTGGGAAACCTTTCATATTATATGAGTTGCCTTTGACGTTGAAGATACCACGTCTTTTTAGAATATCGACTAATCTCTTTTCGATATATAATTCGTTTGTTTTCATAAACCAATAAACTCTCCTTTTTTTGTTTTGTGGTTATCTTTTTCTGGAATGCCATTCACAATCTTTGTATAGATAACATCGTGGTTCTTATTTAAGTCGTAGATAATCATTTCTATAACCTTAACATCTATTATAATCGGTAATACAATGGTTTGCCACTCGCCGTCTTTGAATCCAATCACCCATCTATCTCTCATAAGAACTCTTCCTTTCTCATATCAATTCGCTGTAAGAAGTCCTTTTGGTCAATCTCTTTGGTAATGACTGCTTTATAAACGTAATCGTCCCACGTGTTTCTCATCAATAGATACATAATCTTTACATCGTGCTTTTGACCTTGTCGCCATATTCTTTTGTTGCTTTGAAGATAGTTTTCTAATCCCCACATCAATCCAAACCATATGATTGTATAACCACCATATTGAAGGTTGCCACCGTATTGAAAACTGTAAGGACTGATGATGCCCAACTTAATCTTTCCAGCGTTCCAATCATCTTTGTCTTGTGTTGTTTCGATTGCTTTTGCGCCTTTAAGTTTAAGTAATCTTGTCTTATCGAACTTAAACGAATAGAACACAAGTATGTTTTCTTCTGGGTGGGTTTCACTGTATCGTTCTACATATTTTAACTTTGTATCATCGAATACAGTGTAGTTGCCCTCAGCATCGTGATAGACACAGCCGTTGGATAACTGTAAGCACTTGTTAATAAGGATTTGCTTTGACAAAACTGTAATCTCTTCTTTACCAAGTTGTAGTATGTAATCGTCTTTGAAATCTTTAAACGTCTTTTGTTTTTCTGGTGTGAACTCGAAATAGACCTTTTCTTCAATCTTCTTTGGTAAAGCAATTTTGTCAGAACTTGCGAACACACATATGTCTTTTATTTTATTCTCAATAACTTCTTTGTTGTTTTTGTGTAGTATTCGATTGTAATTGATAACGTAGAAATAAGTGTCGATAAACTTCCAAAATGATGTTCCAAGTCGTTCGCCTTTATCTAACAGAAATATTTGCGACCATATATCTTCCCAACCATTTGGCACAGGTGTTCCACTTAACAGATAAACACGATGTTTGGTTAGGTTAATCATTCTTGCTAATCGCTTAAACCTTTTTGCTTTGGCAGATTTGAAGCGACTACTTTCATCGACAATAATCATATCAAACATTAAAAGGTTGCCGTAAGTTTCAAACCACCAATCAATTAAAGCGTCGCTCATAATTGTGATTGAACTTTTATTATTGACCAATTTGTCCATACGTTCTTTTCTTGTTCCACTTAAATCGTGAAAGTCGAAGTAGGAGAAGTTTTCCCATTTACGTATTTCATCTTGCCAAACGTTTAATTTGT